CCCAAGCCTCTAAAGTAAAGTTTCCTGAGCCAAACGCCCAAGCAGAATTATCAGGAACAGTTAAATAGTCACCAGTACCATCAAAGTAATTAGACCAATTAGACCCATAAGGCGAGAAAGAACCTTGAGTTGTATTGCCATTACGGGTAATGGCGAAGTTGTTTGTACTACTGTCTAAGAATGTATTGTTCTGTGCGCCATTAGTCCCATCACCATGCAAAAGCATAGTGACGTAGTTGAACTGACCATCTGGTGCTGCGCCAGAGACTGAATCTGTTTTTGATGCTGCAAACATTTATCAGTCCTTATGGTGTGTAGTTCTGACCAACAACGACACCATACCAGTTTGTGCCATCAGCAAAGAATGAATAAATATCTTGTCTGCTTGCAGTAGCTGTGATTGTTGGGTTTGTACCGCCAGACCACTTAACTGTTGACCAAGTGACTGTGCGTGAGCCTGTTCCATCTTGCTTTAAGAACATGATGAAAGACTTACCGCTTGTTGCCGTTGGCATAGTAATCGTTGCATTGCCTGTCAGGGTAATGATTTGTACTGTGCCATTAGTCAGAGCCAAAGTGATAGCAGTTGAACTATTAGCAGAGTATGGAGTTTCTACATAGTTAGTTACTGTTGGGTTAGTCAGAGTCTTGTTTGTGAGAGCTTGAGTATCTGTAGTTCCGACAACAGTGCCTGACGGTGCCGTTGTGCCTGCCCATGTAGTTAAGTTAGCAGCATAGGCCTGCACGTTGGTGCCAATAGCCAAGCCAAGGTTAGTCCTAGCTGTTGCCACGCTACTTACGTCTGACAAGTTGTTGGTCGCTGCTAGGTAACCAGAACCAGACACATAGGCCGCGACCCACGCGCTACCAGTCCAAAGCTGCATTGCCCCAGACACACTGTTGAAATACAAAGCGCCAGCAACCAGTGCGTTGCCATCATTGTCTACAGTTGGGTTGCTTGTCTTTGCACCTAGATAGCGGTCATCAAATGAATCGTATGCAGCCAATGTTGCGTCGCGTGCAGACTCTGCTGCAGTCTGTGCTGATGCTGCGCTTGTTGCACTACCAGCTGCAGAAGTTGCTGAGCTTGCCGCGTTTGTTGCCTGCGTGCTGGCTGTTGACGCGCTGCCGGATGCGGCTGTCGCAGAGTTGGCCGCGTTGGTCGCAGATGTGCTGGCATTAGATGCAGACGTGCTGGCCGCCGATGCTGAGCTGCTTGCATTGCTGGCCGATGTGCTGGCAGCGCTGGCGCTGTTGCTTGCATTTGTTGCACTTGTTGCAGCTGCAGTCGCACTGTTGCCTGCGTTGGTGGCTGCAGTGCTGGCCGTGCTGGCTGAGCTCGATGCAGCGCTGGCAGAACTTGCGGCATTGCTGGCAGAGGTCGAAGCGTTGCTTGCCTGGGTGCTTGCTGTACTGGCTGAACCAGACGCGGCGGTTGCAGACGTAGAAGCATTTGATGCACTGGTGGAAGCAGCCGAAGCAGATGCGGCTGCGTTGGTAGCGCTTGTAGCAGCAGCTGCTGCGTCAACCAACAAAGACCACTTGGCAACGTCAGCGTTGGTGCTGATTGGCTGCGCACCAGATGATGTGTGCTGAACAAGACATTGCCAGATGTTGCTGTTGGTCGTATCTTTGACAATGTCTCGGACGTAATACAGCGTGCTTGCAGCCCAGTTGCCACGGTTGGTGCCCAGGGTGTCAGCAATTGCCGGGTTGCCGTTGGCATCAAAGCCCAGCGCTTTGTTGGCCCGCAAGGCAGCGCGTGGCAGCGTCATGTTGATGGAGGTCGGGTCAGTCTGCGGTGCGCTCAATGCACGCTGCAAACCCTCGGCATTCTGCTGCGCAAAGATCGTTTGCTGATCCATTTCATCATTGACGGTGTTGGCAAAGAAGTCGCCACCAGTCACGAAGTCTGTGGTGCGCTGAATGGTGCGGTTGCCGACAATGGCAATCTGTGTGGCGCCAGTAGGTGCCGCCACCAGGGTGATCGAACCAGTGCCGTTCGATGCAATGGTCACTGTGTAGTCGGTGGTCAGCGTCAGCAGCGCGTCGTCCTTGTAGACCGCAATGTCAGTGTTCGCCAGAATCTCAAAGGTGAACGCATACGGGCCAGTGCCACTGGCCGAGTAGACAACTCGACGTGTTACGTTGGAAATTGGAATAGGCATAACTCAATCCTTCCTAATGGAAATTGTACGGTTTTTTCAAGGTTTGTAGTAGAGGCCATTGGCCTTGCGCAGCTCTTGCAACTCAGCGATTCGCGCCTGCAATGCAGGGTCTTCTTGCTTGAGCTGGCCTTGAGCCGCTTGCATGTATTTGCTGTGAACAGACTGCACGGTCTTTTGCTGATCATCCAATGACAGCAGGGTAAACCCTGGGGACATCATGACATCCATAATGCCTTGCTTGGATGGCAGCTCTTTGCCGTAGATTGTCAGCAGGCGGTTGTACTGCTCAGCCGTCATCTCGACACCGTCAACCTTCTTGTCTGGCATTCCGACAGGTGAGCCAATGCGCACCAGGGCGTCGTCAACCAGGCTGAACTGGGCAGGGCTTACACGGGTGGGCAGCACCAGCTCCATGGGGTTGCCACGCGATGTCAGCACTGGGTCACCCCACAGGTTTAATGCCTCGGGCAGATCGGAGTTGAAGTAGGGCAGGCGTGACTTGTACTTGTTGAACGCCTCGACAAACCCGCGCACACCCATGGGTAGCTCGGGGTCGGCGCGTGTGTCTTTCCTGGTTGGGTCGGACAGACGTGAGATACCAGCGACCAGGGAGCTGTAAACGCCAGCTGGTGAGCCGCCAATGACAAAGCCGCCAAACTGTTTGACCAGGCCATCGACAATCTTCTTGCCGTCAACAGCGCCTTGCTGGTTGGTGCCAATCAGCTTGGCAACGTCAGCAATGCCCTGCAGATAGGGCTGCTCTTTGAGGTATTCGTACAGGCCGTATGTTGCGCCCAGGAAAACCTCTTCCACTTTGCTGGCGTCTGGTTCGTGCTTGGCATACTCGGCATAGTCGGCAGCGATGGCCATCAGCGCGGAGACTGGTTCCATGCCCTGGTAGCTGTAGTAAGTGTCGCCAACCTTGATGGAGTAGGGCATCCAGCCGTCACGCATGAGAGCCTCGCGGTCTGCCTTGCGCTCTGGGCCACGGCCAGTGATGTGACCCTCTGCAGACAGAGCAGCGTAGGTGGCCAGGACTGCTGATCCAAGTGTGACCTTGGCCAGGGCCATGTCGCGGTAGATGCCGCCCTTGGCCAGCTCTTCACGCCACTGCGAAGACAGCGGTGCAAACGGTGTGCGCTCGATCACCTGCAGGCCAATGTTGGCCGGTGTCTTGAAGAACGGCACAATCACTTTGAGCGCTGGGTGGTTGAACACCTGTTGCAGGTTCTTCAATGCAGGGGGCAGCTCGGCAGTGAACGTGCCCTTCTGCGCAAACAGCATGGCTGATTCATCCAGATCACGCGGTGGGTTCTGGAATAAGCCCTCGATCTCAAGCGATGCCTTGGCCATGGCGTCTGTCTCAGACAGGCCAGCCTCGACGCCTTCGCGGTAGACGGTCTTGCCACGGCGGGTGATCTGGGTGTTGAGCTCCATGCGGTACAGCACACCCTTGAAGAACTCATCTTCGGTCATCAGTGCGCGACCAGGAATGGTCACAGCTGTGCCGTAGAAGTCCAGCGCCTTGGCCAGCCACTTGTCTTGCTCGATGCCAAACGCACCAGAGCTAATTGTGGGTTCATAACCGCCGCGCTGCATCTCGATCTTGGTCATCAAGTCGCTAGGCGCGTTGTTCTTCCAGGCAGTGCTGGCCAGCTGCATGCCCTCAACAATGCCATTGCGTAGCGACTGCACCATGGTGAGCGCTTCGTCCATGCCGACCTTCTCGGCCTCAGAGCCTGGCACCAGAGACTTCCAGCTGCGCACGCCTGTTGGCAGCACGTTGCCGTACATGGCCGCGACCATGCGCTCGGGGATTTGGTACAGGCCAAACATGGTGTTTGACACAATGTTCTTGGCATGCGACACCGGCGAGGACAGCAGGCCGTTGATGAAGGTTGTAAACCAGACATCCTTCACGCCAGACATCATCGACTTCTCGATCATGGCATTCTGAGCAGCGCGTGACTCCAGCGACAAATAGCTGCGGGCCATGTCTTGCAGGGCACCGTCGCCACCGTACTCTTCCAGCACCTGGCGAATGACCTGGGCATTGCCATCGCGGGGAATGCGGAACACTGCCAGGGCGCGAGCTGTCTCAGTCTGGATGCCCTTGACACCCTTTTGGATCATGCCGTGGAAGGCCACCTGCTGGCGCAGCATCAGCTTGTCAGCGTCGGTGGCCATGCCAGAGTTGACCAGCTTGAACAGCTTGTCGAGCTCGTTGGCGCTGGTTTCTAAAACCTCCAGGGCTTTGTATGTCTCAACAGCGTTGGCCATCATCTTGCCGTCGCTGCCAATCAGCCTGGTCAGGAATGATTCGCCAATGCCAGACTCTGCAGCCTTGGCTTTGATCTCATCGAACGTGACGGCCTTGGTCTTGATGCCAAGCGCGTCGGCAACGCCAGCCACAATGCCGGCAGCGTCTTCGGTCTGGTAGCGCGCTAAGTTAAATGGTTCATCAGGTGAGCCACCAGGCTTGCCTTGGGTAATGCCAAACGTCTGCCTGCGACTGACAGCTGCACCAACAGCATCAGTCAAAGGCTGGTCTGCTTCTGGAATTAGTTTGTAACGGCCAGCCTTGGACGCATCTGGCAAAGTGCCCTCGGCTGCACGCGCAGCTTCTGGCACCAGGTTGCGCTCGGCCTTGGTGCCTTGGCGTGTAATTAGTTTGCGAATTGCCGCATCCATTGGGCCAGCAATTTGGACACCCTCTGTCATGCTGGGCGTACCAGGCTTGTCAGTGGTAATGTCTGCTTCCATTGGTGCCTGGTCGGCAGGCATGGGTTCTAGCTTGGTCGGGTCTGCTGGCGCTGCAGCTGGTGCTGCTGGCAGAATGCTGTTGAGGCGTTGGTCAAGAGGTTGAATGGCCATCACTTAGCTCCAGGCTGCGGAGCGCGACGGCCCCCGGTTACTTGTTTGCTTGTTCCTGAGTCTTCTTGACTGAGCCTGTCAGATATAAGCCCTGTAGATTTTGACCTGACTTCTCTGCCTCTATTTGGTTGCGCAACACTTGCACCAGGGGGTCTTGCTCCCCCTTGCGCTTGATTAGCCTGTCCAGCTGTTCTTGCAAGGTACCCATCGTAATCGCTCCTAAAATAGACCTTCGTATCGTAATACACCATGCGCGCATCCGATACATTGCCTTGTTGCATTATATCGCCAACAATGTCTTGGAACAGGTCTTCTTTTTCTTGCATGATTCTAGCTCGATCTGCCGCGTTAAAAGCGTCATCGAACTCAGGAATGTACTGAAAACGTAGTCCATTTAGACCTGCAGTTTCTGCGCCACCAGCTTTTGCCTGTACGTTGACGCGGTCGTTAAAGCGCATATCTGTTACATAAGTGAACCCGTCTACGCCGTATTCGCGCAGCTTTGCCGTTACCGTAGCCATTTGTGCTGGCGTCATTTTTTGCTTGAAGTAAATTTCTACACCTGGCCTACTGTTTGGCCCGGCGCCATCTTTTACTACCTTGGAAATAAACACAGCATCTTGATCGTAGGCTTTGCCTTGCTCTACCAAACGGCGCTCAAGTGGCGCTGGATCAAAGTTTTGCCGGGCAACAAACTCAGCGTTTAGCGCTCGCTCGGTCTGGCCCATAAATGAACCGTATGTGTTAGCCAAGTTATAGGTAACCACGCTCTTGTCATTGCGTACGACATCATCAAACTCAGCGGCCAATTCAGCCTGCGCATAATTGCTCATTGGTTTATCGGGGCGCTCACCAGATACACCCAAGGCATACCGATCAACATTGGCTTTGGATGCCATAAGCTCTTTGCGCATTTCTTCTTTGTTCGCAAGATCCTGTTCGCGTAATGGATTGACCCGGTAATCGTAAGCCTGTTCGCCCATAACCGTTTCACCCTTACGCCTGCCAGGCGGCTGGAATGATGCGTTAATACCTTTGCGCAATTCATTTACTCTTGTTTGATCTGTGGCACCAGCAAGAGACATTTCATAATCAAGCGAGCCACCTTCACCGGCCTTGGTTGTCCAGTTGTTGTTTGTCCACTTTTCTTTTTCAATGAACCAGGCAACTGCTTGCAAATCATCTGGGCCAAGATCACCAATGTCTGGTGCAACATTTTTAATAATCCCGCTTTTGTTTATTTCATCTGCTGCTTCTCGGAATACATCCTGTCCAAACCCAAACTCGCCACTGACTTTTGGATCAAATAAAGTTGACCCTTTAGAGTGAGCGCCACCCACACCTTTTTCTGCTGGGGGTGGGATCCTTGGCAAGTCAGCTAATCTGCGCAGCATCCTTGCCGCCCAGACATCAATGGTTGCCTCATTAGTTAAGCCAATTAAATTGCCAGTAAAGTTAGGAGTCTTAGGTGAATCCCCGGCTTTAATTGTGCGGAACATGTCAAGCAAAGCGCCCATGGTTGCCGGGCTATTTGTATTAAACAATTTGCCGGCATCACTCTTAATCAATTCAAAAGTTCCGGCTTTGTCTAAAGTTGTCAAAGTTTCTGGGTCTACCGGCTGACCTTTGGCAATCCTTTGCTCAAGGGCTGCTAGCGTTTGATCGTAATCGCCTCGGCTAAATTTAGTAAGAACTGTTACAGCGTTTTTAAAGTTTTGACGTACGTCTGTTTGTGCTGATGTTGTACCCAAGACATCTGCAAACACATCACCAATGCCGCCAAACTCAGAGCGCAATCTGTCGCGCATGGTTCTATACCAGCTGGCTTCTGCCAAGATATCTAGCGCAGCCTTATCTCCGGCAGCAGCACGGTCAACAACGGTCTGCACTTCATCTAAAACACGCGACGACATTGTGGCCTGCCATGCTTCAACCGGCACATCTGCTGGCGGGGTATGGAAGTCATACGGTATTGCTTTTGGCTCGACTTCGACTTTTATGTATTTGCCTGCTTTGTCAAATTTTGGCTGTACTTTGTTGATTTCAATTGGAGCCCATCCATCAGCCTCTAGATAGTTTGATTTAAGGTTTGTTGCAACATCAGTGGCTTCTTGCTTAACACCTTGTTTACGGCCAGCACCAGCGCTGATGACGGCTTTTTCCTGTCGGTTTAACGCTGGGGCTTGCATGCTACCTGGGCCAGACTCAACAATGCCTAAACCTCTGGCAGGCATGCCCGATCTTTCCAGCGCGTTCATAGTCATCTCGGCTGCTTTAGGAATAAGTGGCTTGGCAGCTTTGACCGTACCAGCCACACCTGGCACCAAGCCTATGACCGCACCACCAGCCTGCATTGCAGCTGTGCCGTAATTACCCTGCTGCACAGATGTAACGGCATCGCCTCCCATGCGCACAGCTTCCTCAGTTTGCAAGCCAGTACCTAGAAAGGGCACAACGTCTGCAAAACCAAGATTTAAAGGTAGATTGCTACTAGGGCCGCCTAAAAGGGTTTGCGCGTTCTGACGGGCTTTATAGCGGTCAATGCCCATGCCTTCAAAGCCGGCTTGTAAAAAGCCAGCCAGGCGCTCACGCATTGTCGGATCGTAGGCAGTTGCCTCGGCCTGGCGCTGGCCACTGTATGCTTGCTGTGGCAAACCCCGTGAGCCGACCTCTGCCACCAGTACATCACCAGGTCGCTGGCCAGGAGCCATTGGCTTCTCTGGCGCAGCTGTCATCTCTTGCTCAACAGGTTCTGTTGGGAACTGTACTGCGGTAAGAGCCGACAAGTATTTGTTTTCAATTGCACTGAAGGCCATTATTGAATCCCTTCTGCCTGGTCAAGCAGTTTTTTGATTTGTGTGATCTCAGCAGGCTTGAGCTTCTTGCTGTTCTCCAGACCTGGCAGAGTGTCGCGGGTGATAGGGCCGCCTGCCTTT